CCTATCGGTGTAACTGGTCCTAGCGGTCCTGCTGGTGTAACTGGTCCTAGCGGTCCTGCTGGTGTAACTGGTCCATCTGGTCCTGTTGGTCCTAGCGGTCCTGCTGGTGTTACTGGTCCATCTGGTCCTATAGGTGTAACTGGTCCTAGCGGTCCTATTGGTCCTTCTGGTGCTATTGGTCCTTCTGGTCCTATTGGTCCTTCTGGTGCAACTGGCGCAGGCTACGATGAGGTATTAACCACTCGTGGTGACATGATATATCGTGATGCCACACAAGCAGCAAGGTTAGCCAAAGGGACAGAGGGGCAGTTTCTTAAGATGGGAGCAAATGACCCTGCATGGAGTACCCTTTATGCAGTGTCCACAGACGCTTCCAGTGCTACGCCTACGCCTATTGGCAGTAGTAAGAACAACGAATACTACCTGACAGCGTTAGAAGCAGGGGCAACCTTCGCAGCACCTTCAGGTACTCCTGCCAACGGTAACAGACTGATAATCCGAATCAAGGACAACGCCACAGCAAGGGAGCTTGGTTGGAACGCTATCTATCGGAGACTAGAGTTTGCCTTGCCGACTACGACTGTAATCTCGAAGACGATGTATGTGGGATTCATCTATAACTCAGCGGACTCTAAATGGGACATGGTAGCGATTAACGAGGAAGAATGATATTGGTAATTGCTAAATGTAAGGAGATTCATGAAGAAAAGTAATGGATACAAGGAAATAGAGCACCCAAAATCTCAGGTCGAAGTCTTGTCTAATAGCAGGGAAGCTATAGAGAGTTATGCTTCGGCTACAGGATTATCATTCCAAGAAGCAGCTATGGTGTTGGTATTTAACGAACTAAGGTGTATTCATTGGCACTATGACGCAGCTGTATCAGAAAAAACAGGAGTCTAGATGTCTGTACCTGAAGGATTGATAGTCATATGGTCTGGCACTCTGGCCAGTATTCCAGCTAACTGGAGTTTGTGTGACGGCAATGGAGGTACACCTAATCTCGTAGCACGGTTCTTGAGGGGTGCTCCTGCTACCACAAATCCTGGTTCTACTGGCGGAGCAGATACGCACGACCACTCATCTATGACTTCTGCTGGTTCGCATTCGCATACACTTGCTAGTAAAAGTCACAATCATACCACAGGTTCCGCTGGTGCTCATGATCATGGCGTTATAGCTACAAATTCAGGTTCTAATTCTATTATGGCCAGTTCCGCAGGAGCACACACTCACGGAACTGGCTCTGCGAGTCATACGCACGGGAGTGGGACAGACGCCAATCACACTCACACGATTAACGCCAGTGACGGCAGACCTCCATACTATGAGGTTGCTTTCATTCGGGCAGGAGCAGGAGCAGCGATTGATGCAGGCATCGTCATCATCTGGACGGGTACTCTCGCTACAATTCCAGCAGGTTGGGCACTGTGTGATGGTGGCAGTGGGCGACCTGATTTGCGATCTCGGTTTTTGCGTGGAGTAAATACAGCAGCTACCAATCCAGGTTCTACTGGCGGAGCAACAACACATACACATACTACAGACACAATAAGTCATACTCATGGAGGTAATTCAGATTACAGCGGAGGGCATACACACAGCTTCTCATCATTTACTTGGACACACAGTCACAATGCTTCAACGGGGGCTGCAGTGGGCATGCTCTTTACTAATCGCCAGACTGATTCGGCAGCAGGGAATCATACTCATAGTAATACAAACGATCCAGGTACTCATCGGCATACTATTGGGTCTGGAGGTTCTCACAGTCATACTGGAGGTGCAACATCAAGTTTACCTGCGTACTACACTGTGGCTTACATCGTCAATGAGAGTGCAAATGCTATTCCTCTTGACGGCATCTTGATCTGGACAGGCACTCTTGCCACTATTCCTGCTAATTACGACCTTTGTGATGGGGGAGGGGGCAGGCCAGAGCTCCGATCTAGATTTCTTTACGGTGCAGCATCAGGTAGTAATCCAGGAAGTACTGGTGGGTCAGATTCTCACACTCATACTCCTAATACTGCTGGAGCACATAGTAATCACTCTATAGGAAGTACTGGAGCGCATACACATAGTAGTACTAATACTACTGGAGCGCACACCCACAGCAGGGCTGATGCATCTCAAGGCACTACTGGTACGGCTACTTTATCGAATGCGTCCGGTGGAGACCACAGCCACTCATTCAGTAGTGAAGACAGTCATAACCATACACTCGACAGCCAAGGTGGTCACACACACAGTCCGTGGAGTACAGATGAGGGATTACCTGCGTACTACGAAGTTGCGTTTGTGATATGTACGTCTTTGCCCACACCTGTAACCACAAAGCGTGGTGCTTTCTTTATGGTGATGTAAGTTTTGGTGGGAGAATATGATAAATAATATCTTAATAACGCACAAACAAAAAGGATGGTATGAGTAATGGGTCTAGAACAAATATTTTCTGGGTCGGATGTCTTTGAGGCACAGGAAACTAGAGACCATACTATTATTCTTGTTGGTGGTGGTGGTGGTGGAGGTGGTGCTAATTCTGTGAATCACAAAGTAGGAGCAGGAGGGGGTGGTGGTGGAGCTAATTGTAAGTTTATAGTATCACTAATCAAAAATCAGACATATGCTTATTCTGTAGGTGATGCTGGTGATGCTGGTACTACTACTACTAACGGCGGGAGTGGTGGCAATACTACCTTTGTTGTTGGGGAGATAACCTATTCTGCTGGTGGAGGTACTGGTGGTCAGGCTTTTGCCAACGGTTATCAGGGGGGTGCTGGTGGGTCTGCTTCTAATGGAGATATTAACCATTCAGGCGGGACGGGTGGTAACGGTTCAGACGGTAGCGGCTCAGGTGGTGGAGGTGGTGGAGCAGGTACAACAGATAATGGTAATAATGGAGCAACTCCTAATGGAGGTGCTGCAAAGGAAGATTATGGTGGTGTAGGTGCAGATGGTTGGGATATAAACAATAATCAGATTGGGCAAACTCCGTCTACAGGTTATGGTGGTGGTGGTAGTGGAGGTTCAAGAACTGGAGCAGGTGGTGCTGGTTTTGCAGGCTATATACGGATAGAGTGGGAAGATGTAATAGCTCCTTCAGCTCCTACTATACAGAATGCTACTAATATAACTTATAATTCTGCACGACTGAATGCTGAGGTAACATATGATGGTGGGTCCACTTGTGATGATATATTTAGATATGGTACAATAGTTGATTGTTCTCTTAGCTTTGATAATATAGATGATTATGTAGATGTTGGAACGTTAGGTAACTTTGGTTCTAGTATAAATCTAGGTACTTTAGAGTTCTTACTTAAACCAACAGACGGTAGTCTAGATGATGATATTATTATTGGTACGTTTAATGATTCTGGCACGTGTATTTATATATATAGTTCAGTAATTATAGGTGACGATTCTCGTTATGAGTTATCTCTTGGTGTTTTTGATGATTCTGAGTTGGGTCTAATTGGGATTACTATATTTAGAGAACCTTATATACTTTTTGATGGGCAATTTCATCGTATATCTGTTAGCTATGATTGTTCTAGTAGTACAATTAAAATATATTTAGACGGTAAGGAACTGGAGGTAGATTACTGGTCACAGGATAAAGTGTCTGATTTTAGCAACTTTCAGTATGGAATGATGTTTGGTGCTGGTAATAATGCTGGTACTCCAGATTATTATTATGGTGGTCAATTATGTGATATTCGCATATGGGATGTTGTACGTACTCTACAACAAGTATATGATAATTCTTTTTCTAGGATTGATGATAGTGATAAAACTGGATTAGTTGGTTATTGGAAATGTATAGAGGGTGCTGGAACTTCTGTTGAAGATGATTCTGATAATACATATAGCGGCACGATAGAAGGTGCTACTTGGGTAGATGATAGGGTTCTTACGGAGTGGGAGAATGGCCTCATGACAGATAGTCCATTTTCTGCTGATATTTCTAGTTTAAATCCTAGAACTGAGTATGAGTTTCAGGCAAAGCTAAGAAATGAGGCTGGTGAAAGTGCTTGGTCAGATTATGAATTCTTTACTACAGGCTTCATTAGCCCATTCCCTTGTTTTAGGAGACCGTAATGGACGGATTTAATAAGTCTGGGTTTAATAAGATGCCTTTTAATAGAAGCATATTATTTCTTATCGCACAATTTTTTGGTAAGACAGTTCGTAGAGTTGCAAATGTAACAATATATAGTGGTTTAACTAGACGTATAGTTCAGAGAATTGCTGAGTTTTTTGGTATAAGAGATAGAAACTTTTCTATAATAAGAGATAGAAACTTTTCTAAAAAGATTAAAGGTTCACATTAGGAGAATTATAGTAGGAGATTTATGGAACGATGGACATTAGGTGAAAAACGGAACGCATATACAGTAATTAGTGCTTCTATAGGTGATGAGCCTGTTATTTCTAGTGCTAGTTATGAAGTTCTTGATATATATAACGATTCTATAGTGGTTAGTGGTACTGCTATTGTTCATAATCAAATATTATATTTCTTATGGGAACCACAAAATTCTGGTACTTATGTTGCTAGAATAAATTATGTGGTTGGAGAAGAGTCTTATAAATCTGACCAAGTAATAGAAGTTAAGGAAACAATGTAAATGATAACATCTAATTTAGAAGATTTAATTTTACCTTTAAGGGTTCAAATAGGAGATACTGATGCTGAGCCGTCTTTATCTGATGAATATCTTCATATGATTCTTAGAGAAAGTATTTCTGTGTTGATGAACAGATGGAATGACAGGTATTATGTCACCAATGATGGTGTGGTGCTAAGGAATTCTAATTATGATTTTGATTGGTCTTCACCACCAGTTATACAACATAAAGACAGAAGACCAATAGTTCTTCAATCCTCTATACTTATAAAAGGTGGTGCTAAGTTCTCTGAATCGGGTAGTGCTGTTAGATGGCGCGATGAAGAAATTAGTTATAGTAATATTGAATCTGCAAGGCAGAGAAGTTCAACACTTAATGATGATATTATAGAACTAGAATCTATACTACCAACAAAAAAATTAGCTAAACCTAAGTATGGCAGACTTTATGGGTGGAAAGAAAATTATGATTAATTCGGAGAATGATATGAAAGAAGCAGTATTTAGTGCTGAATTACAGTTTATTGATAATCTGGCTTTGGCTGGTATACCAGACGAGTATAAAAATCCACTTCTTACGTGGGTAAAAATTATATTTGCTGACGATAAACCAAATGCTAATAGTCAAGGTATAAAGCAGGATGAGTTTCCTAATTTAATTAAGTCTATGTCTTATATGCCAATTAAAGCAGATTATAATCCTGATGAGGGTGTTCAAGGTCATACTGGTGCTGTTCAAATAGGAGTTATTAAAGCAGGACAACAGGAAGGAAACAAAGTAGTTGCTGTTGGTGCTTTATATAACGATGAATCACCAGATGTTGTTGAGTTTTTTAAACAAGAAATGGCTGGTGGCAATGCTGTTAATTTTTCTTGGGAAATTAGATATAAAGATTCCCAAATAGAAGAAGATGTTGAGTGGTTAAAAGATACAACCACAAAAGCAATAACAGCGGTACGAACTCCAGCCTACGAAGGTAGAACACCTTTAGTCGAAATCGATTCATTCAATCTTCTAAAAGCTATAGACGATGAATTGATGAGAAGGAGAGAAAAAACCGTTGAGGTGTAATATGATGATTAATTTAAATAATATACCAACTCCTCAACTTATGTCTATAAGAAAAATATTGGTTGCTGGTGTTCCTTCTATAGCAGAATCAGAGGTAGAAACGATTGTTCAAGATAATGTAGAAGAATCGGAAAAACTTTGTGATTGCACTGTTTTAGATGACCCAGAGAAGGAGAAAAATAACATGGAAAATATTGAAAGAGTCGATGCTCTTGAGAAAGAAGTTAAGGCTTTGAAAGACGAGAATGAATCTTTGTCTTCGTCAAAAGCCGAACTTGAAGAAAAGGCATCTCAAGTAGATGCTTTAACTCAAGAGTTAACAGGCTATAAAGAAGAGCTTGAATCTTTAAGAGAGTTCAAGCGTAGTGCAGAAGAAGCTGCTGAAAAAGCGGAGAGGATAAAGAATATTAAGACCTTATTAGAAGAGGCTGAAATTGAAACTGATGTTGAAGCTGAATCAGAGTATTGGCTTAGTATGTCCGATGACATCTTGAAATTAACTATTTCTAAGATGGGTGAAATGAAAAAAGGAGCAAAAGCTTCAGCAAGCATAAAAGTTCCTCAAATTCCTAATGAAGAGATTAATAAAGTTGAAGTCGTTCGAGACGGTCTTAGGAAAATGAAGAGCGGTGAGAAATAATTAGAGGAGTAAAAATATGGAAATTAAACTACAAGGTACAGCAGTTCCTTGCGTAGCGCAGGAAAATATTAAAGCTGGGCTTGCTGTGAAGCTTGTTCCTGCTACTGGTAGATCAATTCCAGACGTTGTGCAAGGAGCGGAACTTCCATCATCAGATAATGATAAGGAAGCTCGTTATGTGGCTGCGTTTAGAATTTATAACGAGAAACCACCTTTGTATGAAGGTTTACCAACTTTGGATGAAACTGGAAACAGCACTTCTCAACCATATACGTTGAGACTTTATCCAGAGGGTCAAGAGAACCTTCCTGCTGATGTTAAGTTGAGAATGGTTGCACCAAGATTAAAGAGTCCAGAACAGACAATTTTATCTGGTGCTTTAATGCTAGCTTATGATGCTGGTATTTACACAGTTACTTCTGGCTGTTACTACGGTGATACTTTTGCCGTGGGTGATGCTGTCAGTGTTAAAGGAAGTGGTGGTGATGAGGGTAAGTGGTACAATGGTGCTACTGGAAGAGTTGGTATTGTTTTTGAATTTAACAGTTCGAAGGGAGAGCTAACTATTAAGACAGGAGAATTAGCAAGCGCTTAACTGTGTTTGTTGTGTGGGTGGGGATATTAATTCTCCACCCACACGGAGAATAAATAAAATGGAATTAGAACAATTTAAAACAGCTTATGCTGAATTAGCAAAAGATAAGGGCGCTAGAGATACTCTGGCTGAACTTATTGTCGAATATATTGACCCTGAAGCTGTTTGGGGCTTTGTTAGGTAACTAACATTTGAAAATTGGGCTAAAAACGGTGAAGGCTGAAATGCTAATACCGTGCTAACTCCGAAGGAGTTGTGTAACGACTATGGAAGAATATCCATTAAAGATTGATAAGTCTTCTAGTATAACTGATAAAAAGCAGTTAGTTAAGTATATTTGGGCATTTACTACTGGTGATGGTAGTTTGATGTTATTTAAATCTAAAAATAGACCAAATAAAAACATTAATGCTTGTTTTGGTTGTAATCAGAAGATAGACAACGAAGATTATATTTTATGGCGTGCTGATATACTAAGTTATGTAACTTCAGTCTATTTACAAATTCGTAATGTAACAGGTGGTAAACCACAAATAAAGACTCAAACTAATAGACATCCTTTATTTACAAAAATGAGAGAAAGGATTTATTTAGAAGGTCGTAAAGTGATTGACCCTCATTATTTGAAATTGTTAGACTGGGAAGTTTTAGCTATATTATATCAAGATGACGGTTCTTTGTGTAAAAAACCAAAAGGGAATAATTGTTATAAATTAACTTTATCAACAGAATCGTTTTGCTATGCTGAACAAGTAATGTTACAGCGAGCAATTAAAGATAAAACTGATATTTTATTTAGTATACAACATATACATACAATTGGTGGATTAAAATACAATCTTACAATTCAAAAATATGAATTAATTAGAAAGTTTATAGATGGTGTTAAACCATTTATAAAACCATCATTTGAATATAAACTTCTTCCGAACGCTCAATATCCATTGTATAGTAGAAAACCAATGGATAGTGATATAGTCTGAACACCATCGAAAATAAAGGTGGTGGGCAAGCAGAAATGACTTGTCATAACAAATTGAAGCATATAACCAAAGATATCGTAGGGATGTTCCTTAATACTAGAACGCTTAACCCAGGTGACGCGTTGATCAAAAAGGTTCGTAGAGGTATCGAGATTCGACAATTAGTTCCAGGTCAGACAACTCTATCTAGCCAGATTACTGTTAAAGAAGTTGTGAATTATGTATTAGACCAAGCATATGCACAAGTTTCACATAACGAGTGGGAAATTGAGTCAGGTGAGATTGGTACAGTCGATGACATTCGTAGGGAGATGACTGCCAAGCTTTCTGATTTCTATGTAACTAAGGTATTAAATGCTATGTACACCTTGGCTACTATTCATGATGAAAACAACTTCTATTACATGACTGGTCCTATTACTAGGACTGTGTTAGAAGATGTTATCGACTATATGTCTGATACCGCAGGTTTAATTAAGTCTATAGTTGGTAGAAGAACAGCTCTGGCTCCTATTACTAAGTTTGCTGGGTACAGAGTACCTATTGCAAGCGAAATAGCTTCACCTACTGCTGGTTTACCTGTTCCTTCAGCTTTGGAGGAAATTAAGAGAACTGGTTGGTTTGGTGTATACTATGGTGCGAACTTTGTTTCGTTAGAGCAAGTTTATGATAACCCATATGATAGAACCCCATTAATCAAGGACAACATGATTGTCGTGATTGGTGATAATTGCGGTGAGTTTATTACTTACGGTGATACTAGGGAAGATCAGTGGGTTGACATGAGTACAGCTCCACCAACTTGGTATATTAGGATTTACCAACAGTACGGTCTTTTATTTGATCAAATGGAGAACGTCGCTGTTATTAGATTAGACAGATAATCTAAGTGGGAGGTTTAACCCTCCCATCGGCGGAACATTGGTTCCGTTAACTGGTGCGGAAGAGAGGATCAGAAGCTCAGTATAAAAATAATAAAGGAGTATAATTATGAATTATCCAAAGTTTTGGAAAAAGTCTATAAAGGGTTCTGTGGGTGGTAGAATGTTAAATAAACGTGGAGATCAGGATGAATTTTTGTTAAAAGGGAACCCAACAAATCCTGAAGCAGATATTGACGGTATGGTGGTTGAAGTTTTTGATGAGGAAGCTGAAAAGTATTTTAAAAAGGCAAATAAAGCTGCTATTGTTAATGGTTATCTAATAGAGATTGGTGAGTATACTACTGAACTAGATGAGGTAAATGCTGTTACAGATGGTTATCTTATTGATTTACTTAAAAAATCTTTTAGCAAAATGAAACCAAGAGTCGATAAGTTTACTTCACCAGTACCAGTAAAAAGATTACTAGAGTTTGCTGAAAGAGAGAATAAACCTATTAAGACTATAGAGTATTTGAAGCAATTAATTAATACCTTAGAAGACCCACAAAAAAGTTATAAAGAAGCTAATATTGACGGTGTTAAAGTTGGTAGTATTGGCTAAGTGTTGACAACTACTTACTTATGTGGTATAATTAATTAAAAGGAGAGGATGATGAGTACAATATTAAAGATAATTCAAGTATCAGATATTCATATTTCAGCACACAAAAACTTATTAGAACCGATGATAGATCAAATAAATAATGAGGATGTTGATGTTGTTGTGTTTACTGGAGATATTGTCAATAGTAGAAGTGAAGAGTTATTTGATAAAGCAAAGAACAGTATTAGTAAAATAAAACACAATGTTGTAACTGTCCCAGGTGATTATGATAGTGGTGATTTGTGGGATAAAACATTTGGAGACAGATATAAAAGTTTAAGTTTTAGTAGTTATGATTTAGAGTTTATAGATACATCGTTTCTTGGTCATAGTTTTTACAACGGTTGGGGCTCAACAATTAAAAATGAAGATTTAGAGCAGTACAATTGGTTGGTGGATAGGCTGAATAATGATAAATATCATATATTGTTTTCTCATCATCCTTTTATAATTAATGAGAAAGAAAAAACAGATTTGTTAAAAAGTAATGTTCGTGCTATTTATTATGGACATTTAAGAGATACACATAAGTTTTATTTTAAGTATGAAAAGCCGTTAAGTTATTTTGATCATGGTTTTGGTACTAGTGCGTTAAAGTTTCATGGTAATTCTTGTTATTTATTAATTCATGTAAATGATAATAACGAAATAAGTAACACACCAAGGTTGTTAAATATAAAGAAAACGGCTTGGAGCTAAGGAGAGGTATGGATAGAAAAATTAAATTATTATGGTGTGGAGATTCACCAGCTGTTACCACTGGATTTGGCAGAGTTTCACAAAGTGTTCTTGAAGGGTTGTATCAAACTGGTAATTATGATATATCTGTTCTGGGTATTAATCATCCAATAGGGTATCCTCATCGTTATGAAGGAATGTTTAGAATATATCCAGCAGCTTTTGGTGGCAACGTATATGGTTTTCACAGATTACAAGATGTAATTGATAGAGAAAAACCAGATATTATAGTAATAAATAATGATTTGTGGATAGTATCAGAGTATGTTAAACATATACCAAAAGATAATAAAATATTTACATATTCACCAGTAGATGCGTTACCGGTGAGTGATATTTGGATTAATACTATTGATAGTATTGGTGCGAGAATAGGTACTTATACAAATTTTGCTAAGAATGGTATACTAGAAGCAAATAATAGTGTTAATATTGATATAATAGGTCACGGTGTTGATACTGATGAATTTTATCCAATTGATGACGCGAGAAAATTTTTAGCTAATATACCAGAAGACGCTTTTGTAGTTCAAAATGTTAATAGGAATCAACCACGAAAAAGATTAGATTTGTTTCTTAAAGCTATGAGATTATGGTTAAGCACAAAATCTAATAATGATAATATTTTATTTTACTATCACGGGTGTGTTAAAGATATGGGTTGGAATCTTATAGATTTAGCTAAAAGGTGGGGCATAGATGATAAATTTTTAATATCTGATCAAGAAAATTTTTCTCCGGCTGCAGGAGTTTCATTAAGTAAACTCTGCAAAATTTATAACGCTGCAGATGTTCATGTAATGACTTCTATGGGAGAAGGGTTTGGATTAAGTCCATTTGAAAGTGCGGCTTGTGGTGTTGCACAAGTAGTACCTAACCATTCTGCTTGTAAGGAATTATGGGAAGGTGTTGCACCTTTAATAGATATTAAGGAGTGGGAAGTACTTACTGGCGGTATTAACACAGAAGGCGGGGTTATTGATATTGATAGTCTTGCATCAATATTAGATAATTTATACACTAACAGAAAAGAATTGAAACAAATAAGTAAAAAATGTTATGAGCACGTACAAAAAGAAATATTTTCTTGGGATTATGTCTCCAATCAATTTAATACTATTATTAATGAGATGTTAAGTAATAAATCTTATTTGTCTAAGGAATATAATGATAAACTTTCCAGAAACTAAAGCTATCAAAGATTCAATTAGAGACGCTATTGGTCAACCTGTTACTTTTGTAATGGGTGGTGATACAACTGCTTGTACTGTATGTAGTGGTTTAAATATGTATGATAGTGTAAACAAGTTAAGTTTAAATCAATTTTGCTTAACGTGTTCGGGAAATTATTGGTTAGTTTCTGATGAAAGTGTTGTAGTTAATACACATGTTAGACATCGGACTGGTGATGAGTCGGATTGGGGGATTGCTGGTGAAGTTTTGGTTGGTGATTGTATAATGACAATAGATATAGATTCATTGTCTGATGATCAAATAGTTAGAATTAAACGTTTATATTCTGATGATAGAGAATTTAGAATATTAAAAACAATTAAAAGAGGTGTTCCTACACGAGATAGAATTAGATTTGTGTGTAGGTTAGTTGGAAAGGAGTAGGTTATGAGTAAGGAATTAGAAGGTCTTCCACAAATAGAAATAATTAGGCTTATTAACAAGAGAAAAAAGAGATATTGTGCTCTTGCTCTTAATGATTTAGAAGAAGAAATAGGTCATAAGGAAACTTTTACAAAGGTAAGAAAAATATTTTTAGATAATATGAATGGCTTCACTCGTTCAGTATTTACTGTAATAGGCATAGATGTTGAAGGCATAAATGATGAATGATAATAGAATTTGATCACAGTGTACATAACTTTAATCCAGACGGTGTTTTACTGGCTGCTGGTGCAGATCCCGTTGGCTCGATGTATTATTATTTGATTAGAGAAGTTACATCTATTATAGAAACACGAGCCTTAATAGTAGCAGAAAGATTAAATGGGTTTCTTAAACAAGCTTATTTTCAAGATATGATGTCTATAAGTGAGTATGCTAGATATCCTTATTATTATGATGTAATGGAACATGCATTATCACAAAAACATCATATTGGATATTATTGGGATAAAATAGGTAAGATACAAGCAAAGTTTGTGGATGTTCCAGCTTTGGGGGATACAAATGATTTAATAGATATTCAAAAACTTGTTCATCCTGGTGGTACACTAGAAGGTTGGAAAATTATTTATAATGCTTGGAGAGGGTTACTTATTGGTAATGAAAAAAAGTACGAACAAATAGTAGATTCTAGATTGGCTTTGATGCGCGGTGCTGGAATTGCTCCATTTTGTGAAATAATAGAAAATGGTAATGGTCATAACGCATATCCTCATCATCATCCAAGACGTACACTTACTAATTTTGCACCCACTTATGATATGCAAATGAAAGCAACGTTTTTAAGTGTTGTGTCTGATGTTCGTGCATTATTAGCTAAACCAACATCTTTATTTGCTGATTATCGTATAGATTCTGTTGTTCATAACGAAAAAACAAATATTGGATATAGTTGGACTTCAACTAAGGGACAAACAATTTTTTCTATATCTGGCACAACTAAAATAGACGGGTTGGGAAGGTTAACTGGCAGAGGGTTCATATTGGATAGTTCTGGTGTGGTATTAAAAAAATGGGGTGGGTTTTTACCTCGTTAGGAGTTAATATGGAAGAGTTTTTGTTGGAAGAAAAATTTAATACTTGGAAAAAAGAAGATTATGAACGTTTAGTAGAATCAGTAGTTAATTTACCTTGTAAAGAAGCTAATCTTCGTATGCAATATATGTCTAAACAAGTTGATAAAATTGAAGGTAGGTTTGATGATGTTGATATGAAGGTAGATGCTGTAATCGGATCTCAAATGGAAGATAAATCAAGAAGTTTTCGTATAGAAGGTATATTATATGTCTTGATTCCTGTTATAGTTGGTTTATTAATACATCTTATAAGAAATGGTGGTTAAATGGTATTAGGTAAATTTAGACAAGAAGATTTAAGTATATATTTCTTTATTAAAGACCTTCTTGGTAACAAGGTTAAAAGAGTTGTAGATAGTTATCCTTATACCGAAGTAGAAAATGATAAATTAGAAGTTCCATGTGTTTCTGTTGAACACAGTAATACTGTTGATCACGGTGGTGAGATGGGTTCTAGTTGGTTTAGACGTACTTGGGCCATTGATGTTTTTGCAATGAATGATGCACAAAGAGATGAGTTGTCTGATATTATTTTTCAAGAATTAGATAAAGCAATTCCAATAAGAGACTATTCTAGTGGATTTAGAACAGATGGAAAAAGTTTAGCTGGAGTTGATTTAAGAATAATAGAATGGGCTATGGTAGAAAATAGAAGTATGAGACCTTCTTATGCGTTTCCATCATTATCGGAAAAGAAATTTTGGCGTATGACAATAACTTTTAGTACAGTTACTACGCAGGCGCGGTAAGGTTAAATAAATATTAAGGTTATTACTCTCAAGGTTAGGAAAAATGATTTCGGATTCAAATAAAGGTGAGGATTTAAAAGGTATAAAGGAAGAATTGGTTACAAGGATAATTTGAGAGGGGATAATAGGAGATAAATAAAATGGCAAAAAGAGTTGCAGTTCCTTTTAAGGACACGAAATTGAGAATTGTTGGGCCTTCTGGTGATTTCTTTGCTCATCGTGTACAAAGGTTGGACATTCCTGTAAATATGCCTAGTACCACAATTAATGAACTTGGTAATCCAAAGCATGCCGGTATTATTACCGATGTGCCAGAGGTTACTGCTACAGTTCAAGCTTTTGATGTATCTCACAAGATTTTTTCTTACTTAACTGGCTATGATCCTAATGACTATCCAGCTGAGGGTGTAGATATTGAGAATCTAAAGAATTGTGATTTAATTGCTTATATTAGGCAAGCAGATGTTGCGGAACATTTAAAATGTATTCACGCAAAGTATATGATGGTTACTGACTTTACTTATACTTATTCAGTAGATGGAGAAAGTACAGAGGAGTACAGTTTTGGTGGAAGTGAAAAAAGATACTTTGCTAATGATGTTATTGTTGATTCTGGTAATTTAACTGCGGGTGCTTGTGAGTTAACTTATAATCCAAAACAATTAAAGAATGAAGACTATGTTATAAGTATGATTGTGGATGGTGAGTGGCTTAAAGAAGGTGATAACTATAGTGTTTCTGGAAAAGACGTTACTGTTAGTGGTGGCACTACTGAGTATTACTTAGCAGTATATCACACACTTAGCGGTGTAATGAATTGGACAAATATAACTGATGCTACTGTACCACCTGCTATTCGTGGTAAGAATATACCAATTGAAATTGGCACTAATCACATGTATAGAGTTCAAAGTGTTACTATTAGGGGAACCTATCCTAACACTAAGATTCTTGAGATGGGTAATACATCTGTAGTTGGTTATATTGTAGACCCACCAGATATTACTGGTGATATTTCAGTGATGGATACTGATAATGAAATGGTTGCATTACTTACTACTGGAGATAAAGATTCAACAGATGGTGAGTGGGGAGTTGATGAATATGACACTCAAAAATTACAGTTAGATATAATTATTAAGGACCCAGCAGATCCAGATACTGTATTGAAAACTGTTAGAGTACCATATATTAGAGTTACTTCAGATGGAACAACTTCTAATGTTGGTGGACAAATGACAGCAACATTCTCATTTACTTCTGATGATGCTCAATGTATTGTTTATTCTGGTTCTGCGCCAGCATAATTATTAAGACCAAAGGGAAGCTTTAATTAGCTTATTAAGGGGAGTCTTAGGCACTTCGTGTGTTTGGGCTCCCCTTTATTTTTTAGGAGAGGAATATGAATAAAGACTTAGCGCACCTTTTTAGGTGGAACGAAAAAGTAGAAATAAAAGATAGAGATAATAATGTCTTAGATACATTATATGTTAGGTTGGTGGGTGATGTTGATTATCAACAAGCTCAACAATATGCTCTTGTCTCTAGTAGAAAATTAAGAAGAAAGTTAAAAGACACTAACAGCGTAGAACATCAAGCACTTTTTTTAGATATTGATGATCGTAAGAAAGAGGATTTGATTTATGGTACACTCATGTCTGAGATTTCTAATTTTAGAGATCTAGCAGTTGCGGATTTGGGGAGTGAGATATTTGAAATAAAAGTACCACAAGATGCAGATACTCTTGAAGAAAGAGAAAATCAACAAGAAGCTGAAGAAAAATTAGCTAACGAAAAAGCTGAAAAACTCAGAGCTAAGATGGAAGAAAAGTCTGAGGAACGTAAAGTTGAATTAGAGAAGTTATCTATTAAAGAACTAAAAGATATTTTTGTTGAGTCTTCAATAAATGCTAAATGTTTAGATGAGTTTAGTACTATTTTTAGAGAGTACTGTATATTTTCTGGCACGCATAAAGATTCTACATTCAAAACTAAAGCTTTTGCGGATTTTGAAGATTTTAGAAACACATCACCAAATCTAAAAAGACAACTTATAGACGCTTATCTAAAATTAGAACTAACAGGTGAACAACTAAAAAACTAAGCAGGGACGGCGTGTTTGCTGGAATGTGGCATGTTGTCCAACATACAAATTTGAAGTTTAGTGCGTTGTTTAGAGATGCTAGTATGCTTCCATACACTTTTTCTTACTTGATAAGAAAGAGAATGCAAATAGATAGTTGGAATGAATTACCAAAAGAAAAAAGACCCCCAGAAAGTATCTGGGATAATCCTGATGAATTAGAGGAGTGGTTTAATAGAGTGTTTGATGATAAAGCTCAAACTGAATTTAATATAGCATGGAATGAAAATGAGGTAGAAGAATAATGGCTAAATTTACACCAGAAGATTATAAAAAGGCGCTGGATGTTAGGGCCCTTCAAGATGCAAACCGCTGGATAGAGGGTTCTATATCTTCTGTTGAAAAATATGGTGAAGCTTTTGGTTGGTCTACAGAAAAGATAAAAGATCATGTTGGTTGGCTTAGATCGTTTAAGGATACTGGTCAAGCTGGAGTAGATCGGTCTTTAGCTTTAGGACGCGCAGTTGAACAGGGTGGCTTGAGCTTTGATAATATGACTTCTGCCATTGGTAAAGCTGTTCTAAAAGTTGGCTTTTGGATGGTTGCTACCACTGCTGTTATTGGAACTATCAAAAAAGTACAAGAAGCTGTACAAATTTGGAAAGATTTAGAGCTTTCATTAGAAAGAATAGGAATTACAACTAGAATAGCTGGTAAGGATCTAAAAACATACTTTGAGGAAGCATCTGATGTTGCCATTCGTATGGGTATGCCGATTCAGCAAGTCATGACTGGCATGAACTTAGCCTTAAGAGCAACTGCTGGATTAGAAGACCAAACTAAAAGGGCGGCAACTGCTCAACTTATGCTTCGTGATGCTGCTATTCTTGGTAACTTAGCTGGAATGCAGTTTGATCAAGCTATTAATGTGCTTGTGGGTTCACTAAGACAGACTGGTATGCAGCTGCACGAAGGTATATTCTTACTTGATAAATGGGTTGCAGTGTCTAGGAGTGCTGGTGTTTCTATTAACGATCTTGCACAAGGTTTTGCTGTTATGGCGGCTGCTGCTGAGTCTGCTGGAGTAAGTGTTGATCAAATTAACGGTCTTATCGCTGCCCTTAGTGAGTCTGTTACGTTGGGTCCAGTTGAAATTGGTAATGCCATTAGGGCATTGATGTCTACTCTATATAATCCTGAGTCTATAAGTCTACTACAAAATTTCGGTATAGCAGCTAGAGACGTTACTGGAGAGTTCAGATCTTTTTGGGATATAATGAGTGAATTATCATCGCTAAGAATGACTGGGGCTCTTAGTCATAGTCAATTGCTTGAAATTTCTAAAGCTGCTGGTGCTGGTCAGAGAAGGTATGCTCAGTTTCAGGCTATTCTAAAAAACTGGGATACTGCTGTAAAAGTGTCAGTAGTTTCATCAAATGCTCAAAATGAGGCATTAGTTGCTAACGAGAGAATAGTTAATACTTTAATCAATGCTTGGGATCAGATGACTGCTGCGCAAAGTAAGTTTTTGTTTGCGTTAGGACAAAATTCTGGTGCTATAGAAGAATTAACAAAACTTATGCAAGGTCTTGCTCGTGCTTTTGATTGGATGTCTGGTCTGGATGAAAATTTGGCTAAGACAATTAAATTAGTAGCACAATTAACAGCGGCTTTTGTTGGATTAAAAATTGCTCTCTTAGTTTTGACAAAGATTGCGGTTGCTGGGTGGCTTGGTGGAATAGGTAAAAGTATGATGGCTGCTGGGTTGTGGAAGAGTTTAGGTTTAGCTAAACAACAAATTGTTGGTGCTACTGGAAAGGTTTCACCGCTGTTTGGCATTGGACCAAAGCAACAACAAGTATTTTCTACTATGAGTCATCAAGCTAGGCAAGAAACATACGGTACAAGGACAGTTTGGAGAGATCCTGCTGGTCAGTGGACAAAAGCACCTACACCAATTATAACAACTCAAGCAGTCAGACCAGATGCAAAAGAACTGGCAAAACAATCTTGGGCTGGTGTTGGTGCAAGCATCAAAGACCATGCTAATACTTTTGGTAAGGCTCTAATTAAACCTATGGGCACTCTTGGTACTACTTTCGGTATAATTGCCGGTGGTATGATAATGAGGGAGCTATACAAGTCAGATAAAGCCGGTATAGGTGGTGCTATAGGTGCTATGGCTGGTGCTAAGTTTGGTATTGTTGGTATGGCAGCCGGCTCTCTGATTGGTGGTGCTATAGGGCATGCTATTGAAGTTAGCGGTATGACAGCTGCACAATTAATGGCTAAAGAAACAGAAGCTTTCTTTAAGAGAGTACCAATGGAATTGGCAACGGCTTTAAGAGCCTCTGCCGAAGATATGGACTTCTCAAAAACTACGTTTATTCCTCTTGATGAACTTGGTGACTTACAATTAAAAAGGCTTCAAGAGTTGTTAGAGTCTGAACAAGCAAGCCTTGGTAGGCGTATGTGGACATGGAAAGAAGGGTATGGAATGACTAGAGAACCCGATCGTGAAATGTTTGAGGAACTAGCAAAATTACCTAGAATTAGAAAACCAAGTCCAATTATTATGAGCCTGGAAGGTAACATTCTAAGTCAATTAGAGAAGATAGAATCAATAGAATTGGCAATTAGAAATGTAAATAAAGAAGTAGGTAAAACAGTAACAGAGTATGATAGACAAGCTGCGGCTATGGTTGAGATTATTGACACTTACAACCTT